ATCATCAAACACTATTTTTATGCGAATACCTTTCTTTTCTAAGATGAATTTCTCAACTGTGCGCACCATTAACGGTAGGTCATCTGTCATTTATGTAAATTAATGAATAAAATACTGACCATAATGAGGGTTAACTCCCAACACTTCCATTTCGTGATAACGGATTGCGTCAATGCTGTGGTTATTAAAGTCAATAGGCTTGTTTAAACGAACGCCAGTTTTATCAGTATCCCAAATGTAGCCACGTAATTCTTTGATTAGATTAGTGCTATTTGATGTTACTAAGTATTCTTGGCTTTGCATTATTTGAATTCCGAAGTTTATTGAGTCTTTGCCTTTTGTTACGCCCTTAATCGTTTTTCCGTAGCGTCTAATCTCTTCTATTGACTTTGGCTCTGAACTATCCGCATAAATTGGTACGTTGTTAGGTAGTATTTTAGCAATGTCGCTGTTTATCATTCCAGTTCGATACACAAGTTCATTTAAGATTCTTTGTCCGTTCCATGTATAAACCTCAACTGCTGCCGTAGGATCATTCGTGTATCCAAAGTCAAGTCCAATTCCTATCAATCTCGCATCACTTGGAATACTATCAATTTGTTTCCAGTTGCTGAATATAACGCCCTCAAGCATTCCAATTTCACCTAAGCCATACACGCGCCACCAATTACTCCAATACGTGCTTGTAAGAGCTTTCTCGCGATTCTTTTCTATTTGGTCAATAATTGACTTGTCAAGAGCTTCGTTGTCTTTGTACGTTAAAATTATAAAGTCTGCGTCGGGTTCGTCTTTTAGTTCGGTATGCACCCAAAATTCATTCGCTGGATTGAAGTCTAAAAATACTTCTTTTTTAGTCCGTATAGAAAGTTCATTATAAGATTCAAAGGTAACATTATTGCATTCGTTAATATAAAGAATGTCACGCCGAGCACCACGTAACTTAGAGCTATCGTCCGCACTAAAAAATTCAATAAAACTTCCATTGGCAAATTCGTATCTTAAAAGTGATTTATTAAAGCGTTCATCAAAGTAACGCCCAGTGTCTTTCATAATGCGTAAAAAGTCTTTTAATGCACCTCTACGCAAATGTGGTATTGTTTCAGCTACTACGCTTATTTCAGTTCGTGGAAATGTAGCCGCCTTTGTTATTAATATCGGTAGGATTCCGTATGTTTTTCCAGCACTTGTTCCTCCTTGAATTATTTTAATTCGTTTTTTTAAAGAGTTTATTTTACGAATCGCTGTTGTTACTATCATGCAAACAATTTAGTTTGTGCTGTGTGGTTATTTATCCTTTGCATTGCTTTATCAAAATACTCTTTGTCAAGTTCACACGCTGTTAAGTCAAATCCGTAATCGTGGCAAGCTATCGCAATTGAGCCACTACCTAAATGAGTATCAAGTATTTTATCGTTTGGCTTTGCGTATTTATCAAGCAACCATTTGTAAAGTGCTACGGGTTTTTGAGTGGGGTGGAATCTGTTTTCTTGACCTTGTGGTCTAAAATAAAAAGTTTTAGCAACTGAATTAAACGAAGTCCAAGCAAACTCACAACTTGCAAAACTAACGTCTTGAGGTTGCTTTTTATCCCAAATTAAAAAACATTTTGTTGGTGGTAATTCAAAATAGTTTCCACCCCAAATTATTTGATTTTTACTAATTCTAAACAACTCTTTAAAGTACTCAATAGTTGGTGTTTCATTATCCCAATTACCGTTTTTATTTTCATACCTTGCAAATCTACCACCACTATTTACAACACTATCCCCTAATCCATACGGCGGGTCAACAATAGCCAAATCAAAATAATTGTCAGGATAGCGAGCCATTAGCTCCATGTTATCCTCATTGGTTATCGTCAGCATCTAATTTGAATAAAGGTTGTTCAATGTTAATTTGTTCAACTTGCTCTTTTAAGTTGTTTAAACGTTGTGTAATGCTTGGATTGTACTGCCCTACCATGCCGCCTGTAATTTGGTCTTGGCGTATTTCTTTGCGTATGCGTGAACAGATGGGAGTATATTCTGAATATCTTTTATCGGTGTTTTTAAAATAGTCCTCAACGCATCCTACTTCATCCCAGCAGAATATCTCAAATCCCTCCATTGTTAAAGGGCATTCAAGTGGCTCTGCTCTTTCTTCAAAGTCTTTACCTCCGTATACATATTTTATTCTTGGGTTCGCCTTTACGTTGGCTTTATACTTTTCAAATAGTCCATATAGTTGTTCAGGGCTATCTAAGTTTCTTGGTCTTCCTACTTTTGCCATAATTTAATTCGTGTTTTTGGCTAATTTAATACTTTTTTTTATAGCTTCGCTTTTATACTGCATATACCACTCAGCATTTAAACCTTTAAATACAAGGTTAGTCCCGAACATAACACTTCCCTCTGCGACCACTTCTTATTTATTCGTGTTTTCACACTTGGCATTTTGGCTCACTTGTTATTTTAACCTTTCGGTATGCAGTACCCGTTGTTAAGCGTAAAACATTGCGGGATTTGTTTTAACAAGCGTTTATGTCGAGAGTTGTTTTTGGTAACGCAGTTCAACTTATACAACTGCTATGTAAATAAAAAACCCTATCGTCTGTTCAGGTCGGATAGGGTCATATAGTGATTTAAAGAAATCCAATAAAACATCTAACCTGAACTTAGATATGCAAATCTAAAACATTATTTCTTATTATCCAAATTAATTAAACGCTTTTCTTTCATTCGTGTTTTTCTAAGTTGTCGCAGGCTTTCAGTAACCGTAATATCAGTTAGGTTGGTTTTAATCCAATCGTTCGTTAAATCGCTTGAATTAATGTTTAAAAACGCTATTGCTTGAGTTAGCCTTGACATTTAATTAGAATTGTATTTATACGTGTTGAATTCTTCTTTTGTTACTGCGTGTATTTCTAAAGAGTAAATTTCATAGTCTATAAAAACACAGTAGTTTATTTCTGCTACTTTCATTATTAACCTTAGAGCGTTCCAATCTTGTTTATGTTTACTTGGATTCATAAATACAATATAGTAATCACTGGTTAATGTTATGCTCAATTTTCGTTCGTGTTTTTGGATAGGTTATCTTCATAACTTGTTGAACAAACTGCTAATCTTTGATCCGTGTTTTCAAACTCACTTACCATTTTGTCATCGGTCATACATCTTTGAATGAACTCCGACTTTGTTTCGTTAGTTGTTGGCTTGGGAATCGGCATCTTCGTATGTGTTATAAACTTGTTTTAATTGGTTTACTCTTTCTAAAATACACGATCCACATGAAGTTGGTTCGTTACGTACTCCAAACACTCTGCTATGAATTGCAAGTATTGTTTTTTGTTCACTTGGTTTTATTACTTCCGACTTTTTGTCAAACCATTCTTTTAACCAATCATGCTCAGCTTGTTCTAAACACTTCGCCTTTCTGTACGGAAATAACTCGTTTAACTTTGCTTTACGTTCATCGCATCCACAATCTTCTCCTAATAACCATTTAACTACCTTTGCTACTCCAGTTGCTTCGAGTACCTTTTCAACGGTATCTCCTAACCCTTTGCTTTCAGCTGCTAATATTTCAGCTTTTGTTCGTCTTTTTCTTGTCATCTTTTTATTTTTTTTCTTTATAAATTAATCCTAATTCGTATTGACAATCACATAAATAATATGCGTGAGATTCGCTCATAACAATTAATCCATTTTTAAATACATCCATACAAACTATGCATTCACAAGTATTATTTTCTCGGTAAATCCTTTTACCTACTCTATCAATAAACCATTTTAAATCTTTCATTTATTTATCAATAACTAATCTAATAATAATTTAAAACACAAAAAACCATATTCAATATATTTTCTGTTTCCAATTTCATGAATAAATTTATACGGTTTTAAATGCCATAATTTTATATCAATTAAAATTTTGCAATATTTCATTTTAAAAATTCTTTTTTATAATATTCTTCACTAAAATCTAATTTAGAATTACCCATCATTTTTCCGTGTTTCCAAGCATTCATAATTTGCTCCTTTTCCATTTGTTTAGCTTTCTCAAATATTTCTTCCCATTTTTTAGAAATGTATAATTCTTCAGAATGTTTAATTAAATACTCTACTGCTGTCTCCATAATCTATTTTATTAATTCATAATCTTGGTTAATATAATCCTCATAATGTTCTCCTACTTCTATTTTTAAACTATCCTTGCAGTATTTTAACGTTTGCCATACTGATTTAAAACTAATACCCGTGCATTTTTGTATTTGGCGTGTACTCATTCCTGTATCTCGG